GCGATTTTAGACAGCGAGTCACCCGGCGCGACGAAATAGAAACGGAGCTGTGCGCTAGCGGGTGGCGGTTGTGCTGGCACTACTGGGGGTGGTAGCGGGGTGACTACCGGTGTCTGCGGCGGGTCCGGGGGTGCCGGTAGTGGTATCGGTGGCGCACCCAACCTAACGAGCGCATACCGCATAAGTGCGTATTCCTGTAACGTGAGTTGTGTCGATTCCAGGTATTTACGCACGGCGCTGTCCGCGACGTTGGGATCGTATCCCATTGAAATGAGGTAGTTGACAGCAGCCTTTCCCCAATCCTCGTTAGTAGTAACTGCTGTAACGGCAGGGGTATCGGTAGGTGGGTTAATCGGAATGAATGCTCCGCCACCCGTCCCGACTCCAGCATCGCCCGCAGTATCAGTAACTACTGTTGGCGCAGCGCTACTCTTGCGCGTGTAGTAAGCGACACCGAGACCGCCGACAACTACGGCAACCCACGCGCCTAATGGCAACGGCCCGATTTGTTTACCAAGGTCCATGTTCGCCATTACGTCAACCTATACGATGTGTGTACTGCGTCCGTGATCTCGTGACTGACGACGCGTCCCGGTGCTGGAGCCTCTACCGGTTCGTAATCGACGATGTTGGTATCCCATGGGGCAGGGTCGACACGATAGGTATTACGTCGGAACGGAGCAGGCGTCATGCCGAGAATAGGATAGTTGCGACGATGGTCCGCCATGCTGAAATGCTGACCGGTCAGACGGTGCTCAAAACGCTGGTCGAACTCTCGTGAGAACGAGTAGTTATTAGGCGACATTCCACCCGTGACGCGGTCAGGATCTGGCGGTGTGCGTCGGACGTCGGCCGCTGCCCGCTTGGTACCCTTAGGCGGTTGGAATGCCTGCCATCCGTCTGCGTCGACAGTCTCTAGGGCGGTGTGCTGTGCCTGCTCTACCCGGCCCGGCCCGTTCGTTCCTAGATACCATTCAGAGGGTGCTTGTCCTCCCTCAGGTCCGTACTCCCGTAGTGGAATGGTTTTGTTACGGCCGGGGTCCGGCACGCCACCTGGAAAACTCCGCAGTAATGCGGCCCACGCTGTGACAGGCGAGAATGAGTATTGAGTATTCCCGCCTGTCGGCGCCGCGTATTGTGGAGATGCCGGTGAGCCACCCGCGGGCAGGTAATCCCCGATCGGGGTATTCGTCGGCACGACGTAGTCAACAGAGATACGTGCGCCGCTCTTGTTAATAGCTCCGGGTGGCATTACTCCTACTTTCCGAGTGCTGCGCGGATACTACCGGCGAAAGCGTCACCCATGGCACGGATGACTGTCGCGCTGGTCGGTCGACTAACGATCGTCGTAACAAGCGCAACGGTCACGATTGCTCCGAGGACGTTAAACATCTTGTCGCCCATTAGTGGTCACTCCCTTCTTCTCTACTATTGTCTTCGGAAACGCTAGGCAAGTGAGGACGCATAACACGACCGCGCCCGCACTCACGCCTAGTGCTGGTCCCCAATCAAATGTCACGGCATTAAAGCCTACCCCAACAATAATCAGGGATAGTAAGGTCTGCGCGAACGTCCTAACCGAGCGCGCTAAGGTCTCTAGCCAGAAAGCGCCGGTTAGGTAAATCATTTACGCAGCGGCCTTAGGTGCAGTGCGCGACAGCCACAGACCCTGTACCCAGGGAATGAGGAAGTACGCGATGAGGATTCCGACGATGACACCCTTGAGTTGAATACCGAACGGCATTACGGACGCACCACCCCGCCTGTAAGGGAACCGACGCTCACGCCTCGGAATCCGCGTTTGATTGCAATGAGAGCGACCAGCGAGCCGATAACAAGAATCGCGGCCCACTTCTCTGTGGACATTCCACCGTCTGTGATTGGGTTGACCATAGTGGCTTCCCCATCGTAGTTACCTGCCATCACATAAACACGCTTCCGGCGATGGCAACATCGTTAGTCAGAACGGTGAGAGTACCTGCTGTGCCGAACGATCCCTGTAGTTCGAGGCGAGTAGAGCCGAGAGTGGGAAGCCACAGATCCCTATTCTCGTGACCCAACGATCCGTCAAACTCGTGGGTAAAGTCGTAGGCGAACACTCCGTTATCGAGTCCGCCCGCAGTGTCATTCGCGAGTGCAGCGGTGAGAGCGCCCGCACCGGCGCGTCCCCCGAATCCGCTACGCTCGAACATGGTTTGCCGCCACATTCCCTTAGTGAAGATGTCGAGCGGGCGCGTGTCGAGGTAGAGGTTGACCGGGTCCGGAAAGTCCGTGTCGCCGTTCGCTCGGGTGCTCGCTGTACGTCGGTAAACCATGATGATATTACGGAGGTAGTTACCGACGCGCGTAAGTCGAATCGTCTGGTTACCCGCGTTCACGTTAAAGATTTGGGTAGACCAGAACTGCGTCGTGTTCATCGCGGGAGGAGTGACCTGGTTAGTCTGTCCAGCGCTGGAGACCTCCGGCTGGTCCCATGCCTCTAGATAGACCTGTACGCGCACTGAGGGCTGTGTGGTGGGAACGGTGGTACCCCACACCCCGGCCGACGCTGCGCCGCTCTGGAGAGCAAGACGGAGCTTGAACGTTGCGGCTGCGTTCTGGTTAGGAAGAGAGCCGAGCCCATCGCGGCAGCTAACCTCAATGGGGACTCTCAGCATGAAAGCAAAATCGCCGACAGTGCCACCAGAGATATAAGTCGGCGACATGCGCGCGTCCGCACCGAGGGCGTGACGGTAACCGCCGTATTTGTTCGCGAGGAACAAATCGTAACCGCTGTTAAACTGTGCGATTACAGCGCCGTTCGGTTCTGTGAGTGCAATGTCCCGAAGAACGGAGAAGGGATAATCTTCACCGAAGTTCGGAGTGCCGGCGCCACCCGAACCGGTAACGATGAGGAGGAGGGAGCGGACGTATCCGTAAGCGGGAACGTCGAATACTCCGAGGTCCTGCGCACCACCCGTGATGAGTAGCTTAGAGACGTCGATACCCGTACTCTCGCGGTGTTCGGACGACGCCCGAATAAAGGGGACCACAGGCATAACGGTTTGCTTACCACCGCCGCGTGTCTGTACGGTCCCTCCCGCGCTCTGTTGCATAGTTGCCGCTGTGGGCATTGTGCGTTCCTATCTATGTGGTGTTGCGTTGCGGGACGTTCAGAGGATAGCGGCCATTGCCTGACCCACTGGCGACTCACTCATCCGCGCTGCGAGCATCCTCCACATAAAGGAGAAGATAATCACAGAGAAACCGATAATGAGGACGTTAAGAGTACTGGGGTTAATCATTGCTAGTCACCTCCCTCAATTTCTCGCGGGGCGGGCGCGCGGGTACGCATCATCTGACCGGTGCGGGTATTGACGTAGAGCGTTTGGTACTTGTCGAGGTTGGCGATAATTTCCCTGACGAGTCGTGACGGTGCCGCGCCCATCCCACCTAGGCGCGAAAGGTTATCATCGTCATTCTCACGCCAGAAGAATAAGTGAGTGCTCTGGTCGTACATTTCTAGCGGTACCCAACGCGGGCGCTGTGTGGCGACGACAAAACTAATACCTAGGGAGCGGCCCTGCGTCCAGATGGTACGCATACGGTTCCCGAGTCCGAGTACTTTGGAAACGTAGTAACCCTCATCTAGGACGGTGCACCATCCTGTTTCCCGGTAGATGGATTTAAATGCGTTATCGAATACGCGTTTCTGCTTGTCTTCGGAGTCGATATCCCGTGCGTCAGGCCATATCACACGACGCGGAAATTTCTGGGGAGGGTAATTCTCCCACCGTTCTACTCTAAGATATCCCTCAGCGATAAGTCTATCCATTGATGGGTCGCGAGGTTTGGTTGCGAATACTGCCACGAACGAGCGGGTAGGAAGTAACGACGTAAGTAGCGTGGTCTTACCCTGACCGGTAGGGCCGACCAAACCGACATGTTCGCCCTGATGCCACTCGAAACGCTCTAGAAACACCGGCCAGGGAATACGCGGTGCAGACCTAGTGATAAGGGCGTCGTTATCTTTGCCAGGTCGGAAATTGCCGTAGCGCTGGAAGTCGCCACCGTTGTCGGGGAATAGCGGAGAAACGTCACCCATTAGAGTCTGCCGCTACGGTGGGTGGCGGATGCTGCGAGTATGCGTTACGAATAGTAGGGCTATGGTGCATTGCCACGGTAATAAAGATGGGCGCGTGTGCTGCGATAACCTGTCCCCATACGCTAGTCTCTACCAAACGGAGGAGAGCGCGACGTACTGCCGGATTCTCTCGCGCTAGATTCTCTAACGCTTTCGCACAATCGTTTGCGCTATTAACGATTGCCATACCGCACGGTTGATCGAACGGTACCATCATCGTACCGATAGACGTATAGAGATCGGTCAACGGTTTAACGAGAGTGCCGGGCCGTGGCTTCGGCGGGATAGGCTTCTCAGCCTTAGGCTTAGGTGTTGTCCGCTTAGCGTCGAACAGTTTCCGAATGTTATCGTAGCGAGACCCGTTAGTATTGTCGTCAACAGGAGGAACTGCGTTGCTAGCTTCCGAGTTCGGTGTAATCGGGTCGCTATCGCTAGCGTCCGTCATTGCCTCGCCCACCTCAAACACAGGGTGAGTAAGGTCTACCGGACCGTCAGACATTAGCTAAACCACCAGTGCGCGAACCTACTCACACCGTTAGGTGGTGCGCCTGGAGTTTTCTCCGTTTTAGGCGGGGTTACTGCTGCGGGTGTATCGGTAGTGGTCTTATCCTTGGGTGCCGCTGGGGGTGGTGTCGGTGCACTAGGCATCGCTTCCCGTACCGCTAGCGCCACTTTCTCCGGTAGACCTTGCAACGTTTCTGAGAGCTGAGTA